TCATTGGTTGATTTCTGCAATATGCTGCAACCGCTCGGTGTAGCCATCAGAATCGTTGTAAATAACACGATCCTTTGGTTTGTGATGTTTGGCTATGTGGCTCAATAAACCACTACCACCAAAAATATCGACAATCGTCCAGCCTTCGCCATCGCTTGGGATATGGCTTAATACCTTCTGAAAATGGTTTAAAAACATTCTTTTTTGACCGATAAACGGCAGTGGGGTTTGTTTAAACATTGTTTGATTTGCCATAGTCTGTCCTTTTCTATGGCGTTCTGGCATTCTTGAAAGTTTATTTGCAACCAGTCCTAATTCATTTGCCGAGCTTTTTAAACCATTCCAAGCAAACCGCACACCAAGTGAGCTAACTCGCATTGCTACAAGTGATGTACCAACAGCCATAAGCCCTTTGACCAGTTGAGGGTTTGCGGCTGCAAAATCAATCACAGCATAGATTAAAGGGCGAGCATCATCGGTTAATTCATTGATAGCAGGTAGTAAAACCTTTCCTGTCGTGACACCTAATTCACGAAAACTATTTTTAAGTAGCTTTAAATTATTTTCAGTCGTCGCTGCACGAGCGGCAAATTCTCGCTCCATTGAACCAAGATATTTTAATTTGCCGTTTTCGTCAGTTTCTTGTAGGGTTTTTAAACTCTTTTCTAGTGCTTCAACATTGCCTGTTAAGGTGGATATATCATCGGCATATTCCAAACCAAATAAATCAACAAGCACGCCCATTCGATTTTCTTTTGGCAATTTTTCTAACCGCTTGAGAAAATCTGTTAATGCACCTTGCCCATCTTTCGCTATATTGGCTTTTAATTGTTTCGCTGAAATACCGACTTCTTTTAAAGCAGCTTGGAATGCCTTACCCCCTTTATCGGCAGTCATTAGCTTGGTGAGCATTCCGTTGATTGCAGTACCTGCCACTTCAGGGGATTTACCTAATGAAATAAAACTGTTGGAAAGTGCGGCTGTCGCATTTTGGGTTAATCCAAATTCTTTAGCGACACCACCGACACGCCCAAGCGTGTTTACAATATCACTAGCTTTAACTGGCGATGAATTAGAAAGTTCATTAATTGCATCACCAAGCTCACTAATTTTCTCCATAGGCAGAGCGTACACATTGGCAAGTTTTGCCATTGCATCGCCACTATCTGAGGCAGACATATCAAAGGCAGTGGACATTTTGGCAATGGTTGTGGTAAAAGATTTAAGCTCTTCTTCTTTTACACCTAACTGTCCTCCACTTGCGGCAATTTGAGCTAATTCATTTTCAGTTAAAGGGAGGGTTCGAGTCAGCTCTAATAAATCCTTGCTCAGATTTTTAAAGCCCTCAGGGGTTTTAAAATCTACCACTTTTTTAACATCTGCCATCGCAGACTCAAAATCAATGGCAAGTTTGATTGGCACAGCAGCGGTCATCACCATTCCTGCCGTCCCTAACACCTTACCTTGCAACTCTTCTCGTTCGGCTTTTAATGCTTCTCGTCTGGCTAAGCCTTGATTTAACGAGCTTTGCTTAGCTTTCAAACGATCGATGCTTGAGCCTAATTTGTCATATTTACGGGAAAGATCACCGACAATGAGGTCAGATTTCCCCATATATTTTTGAATAGTAGAACCGAGTTCAACGTGTTCACGTTCTAGCTTGTTAGTCAGGCTCGTCAAACCTTGCATTGACTTACCTAAGGATTGAAAAGCACCAACGGCACTCACTTCGATAGCTATTGCTAATTCTGTTGCCATAATTTATCCTATCCAGAAAGAAATTTAGGGGGTCAAAATGATGACATCGTTACTGGCGTTTACTTTTACTCTGTTAGGCTTTGTACTTATCGCCTACATTTTGTTTGCCTTTCCATTTCTATTTATCTTGTTATTGCCTTTTGCTGTATATAAAGTGATGAAATGGCAACAAAAAAAACAACAAAACAACCAAAAACCGCATTACCAAAATAGTGGGGTAATGCCTCGTGGCGTAGAGGAAGATCTGACGAATGAACCACTTTCATTTCAACCAAAACGTTAAACAATAAAAGTCGCTACATAGCGACTTTTGTGTATTTGGCGTTAATTTGCCGTTGGGCTTGGTTAAGCCACCGTTTAATTTCTTCTAAAGTGAGGTTTTCTAACTCGCTAGGTTGCCACCCATACCACCACGCCAAATCCGCTAATACGGCATCAAGTGCTTTAAGACTTACTTTCCCTCTTGAATTTCAACCAAGACTTTTTGAGCATTGAGATAATCCGAAATATCTAACTCATCAATATCTTCTGGCACTAACCCCGTTAAGCGAGCGAGCAAACGCATTTCACCTTCAACAGAGTTTCCTTGCATTGTTTGGCGAAAATCTTTTGCTTTAGCACGGCGAATTTTTAGCTCTGTAATCTCATTGCCTTGACCGTCTTTAATGGGGTAATTAAGTGCAATGGTTTTAAAAATAAGTAGGTCATCTAATTTTTCAGCCATAAAAAACTCCTTTGTGAGTGGTTAATTTTCACAAAGGAGTGTAATGAAATCGCCATTAAATGGCTTTTAAAGCGGTTTAGGAAAGACGCTAGAAGCCAATGTTTTGACGATACGTTGTTAAAACATCTTCTCCATTAACTCGCCATTGGTTAGTCAACACATCAAAAAACAGTACTTCTTTGCCATTTAATGACTGCTTCACACTGGATGCTTGGAAGGTCATTGCATATTCCGCCGCCTCTTTGGGCTTGTATTCCCCTTGTGGGATTTTGCTAAATGTGCCGTTTAAGGTCATCACTAAAGGCACTTCAGCAGCCAGCCCCTGTGCATTAAATACTTTGACATCAGCACGCACCATCAACTGCGGATTTTTAAACGGATTATTGGCAATGGCGGCAACGTCAGGATAGAAACCGTCCCAAATGATTTCAGCCTCCATGGCACTGACACCTGCTGGGACTTTTAGCGTGCCGACCATACCCAATGTTTTATGCTCTAGCATCTCGACTTCAAACTCAGGCAATTTAACCGATTTTGCCTTGCCGAGAAAACTGTTGCCATTGATATAGATGTTGGCGTTATCAACTTGATTAATTGTTATGCTCATTGTGTATCCTTAACTATTTTGAGGGGGTATTGCAATGGGGTTAGCTTGAACGCACCAAATTCACTAAATATTTGCGTGTGACACGTGATTCATTGCTGATACGTTCAGCAGGAATTTTAGGCGTAAAGGCATATTGAATGGGGACATTTCCCCGACTAAAGGCATCAACAAGGTCAGCATCAGGATCTAACTGCACCGAGAAGCCAACAATAGATTGTAACGTTCCCATATAGGTCTCTACCGTCGCCAACAAGCTATCTAACAAGGCTTTGTCAATAGGGCGGTCAATAAATTGCAACTCAACACGACGAATGGATTCATCAATTAAATCCGCACTGCGTTGCACGGTTTCAAAGTTGCTGATATGGGTGACCGTTGGGAAATTGGCAAGACGGTTTCCCCACAAGCGAAAGCCTGTGCCATAACTATTAAAGACGGTGGTAATACCACGAGCGTTAAGCAGATTGGTTTCAGACTGCACATCATCAACCCTTGCCGTTAAAGGCACTTCCACGCCAATTACGCCTTGTAAATTACGGTTTGAGGTAGAGAACCAATATCCGTGCTCTACATCGGTTTTCAAACGCAAACCTGCGGCGTGGGTGGCAAGACATTCCAAAGTGTTATGCTCGCCAATTACGTGCGGATAAAATAGATGCACTCTATCACTGGCGGTTTGAAAATTAATCGTACCGCTTGCCCCTCGTCCGCTTAATGCTTTTGCCAGCGTAGTCGCTTTGGGGGCTTGCACATAGGCAATCGCCCCCATCTGATGAGCAAGGGTTTCTAGGGCTGTTGACAGTGTCGCTGTGGTGCCATATTGTGGGCAGATTAAAATTTTGGCATCGGCACCAAAAAGATTAAATCCCGTTCGCAGTAACTCAAAACCTGTTCTTGCCCCAGTACTCACATCAATGCTGCCTTTAATATCTTGCTCGGTGACTTTAGTCGGATCGGCATAAGTATAAGTCGCTGTGAGGTTTTCTTGGGTTGCATTTAGGGTAATTTCCCCTGTTAGCAGATTGACTTGATAATCACTATTTACATTCAACGGACTGCCATTGGAATGGAGGGTCAGCTCAATTAAACCTGCTTGAGCGGTTTGGGTACGTAATGTTTGTGCATCTAGCGTTAAAGGCTCATTGCTTACCTCTGTGCGGTGGCGTGTGGGGTCAAGTACATTGATAACATAAACCTGCCCACTGGCATAACGGCTTAAAATATCGACTGCATCGCATATCGAATACCCTTTATCCAATACATTGCCAAATTGAGCAAAATCTTTTTTCGTTTGGCAAAGTTTTAGGATATTCACTTCACCCACAGGGGCAGAGCCAACTAGCCCAATAATTGCACCCTCTGCACTGCTTACAGGCACAGCACCTGCATTGACACGTTTAGTTTCTGTTCCGTGATGAAAGGCGACTGCCATTTTTACTCCTTATCGCCCTTTGGGGCGTTCATTTTTAATCGTTTATCAAGGGGGGAGCCTACATCTCTTGCCATTAAATTGACAAATTTTGGCGTAGAACTGACCGCTTGACACTGTTCAACTTGTACGGTATCGGCTTGTATAATCAACTGATACTGCCAAATACCTGTTTCTTGTTGTTGCCCATTATTAAATTCATCAACGAGCCAACAAGGATTACAATCAGGTGGACGAAATCCCACCACAGCCAAATGCAGGCTATCCAATAAATTCAACGCCCCCTCATCATCGTGAAGATGGCGAGTGAGGACGGTCAAGGCGACCTGTATGTGTCGGTTTTGAATAATGTGTTGCGTTGGGCGAGGGCTTTCAAATTTCGAGCCTAAATAGCTTATCAATACTGCTCCGTGAGGGTGGGAGAGATAATAGCTGTCAGGGTCGTTTGGAAACAGCTCAATTTGCCAATCAGGTAAGTGTATTTTTAAATGCTGCTCAATTGCCGTTAAAATCGCTTGTGTGCTTGCCATTTTTCCCCTCTATTGAATTAATAACCGAACGTGTCAATGCGTTGACTGCTACGCACGGTATATTCGCTTTCATCAGCGATGACATCTCCTGATGCCCTATGACCTACAGCGGTATTGGCTGTCAGTGTGGCAATACCAAGATGTAGCTTGCCGTTTGCAATTTGCTCCAGCTCTTTGAGTGCTTGCTGATAAGCGTCCTTCACACCCTCAGGCATCTTGGTTTCAGGTCGTCTAGCATAAAGCCAATAGCGAGCAAGGGTTAAAGCCTGCTGGGTGATGAGGGTGGAGACATCACTTAATGGCAGTATATAACGTGCTCGTAAGGCGGCATCAATCCGCTCGCACGCCAATTTAATCGCCATTTCAAGCACGTTTAAATTAGGTTCGGTGGCACGAGGCGAATCATTGCTGATTTGTACCATCGTGTGATGACTAAATGCCTCCATTAAATGTGCTGTCGTGATGTACATTCTCCCTCCTTAGTAGCGGTCTATTTTTGCTTGGTTTTTGCTTTTCGCTTAGTAGGCTCTGATGTTTCAGTTACTTCGGTTACTTCGGTTACTTCAGTTACTTCAGAGGCTTCAGCGTCTTTAATCGACGCCTCTGCCAGCTGGACATCTTCTTCAGTGATGATCGATTGCAAATCTTGATGATTGTTTGCCTTTTCATCTAAAACAGGGCTAAGATAAATGGCAAGCTCATCAGCCTGAAGCTGTTCAAGTGCGATCGTATCACCAAGTGCATAATAGATACCGTCATGCAAAATTGGCGAGCGTATTACCGTGAATTTGGGCATAGTGATTTCCTTTATGTGGGGTGTTTTTTTACACGGCTTCTTTAATTAAATAGCCTGCTGATGCCCCCAATAGATGCGGACGTGAAATATCGGTGGTGCGAATATATTCCACTTTGCCGCCGACATCTAAGTAGCTATCGACAAATAAGCCTTTTTTACGGCGGACGGTATAGCCAAAAGACGGCTTGTAAATACTGTGTTTAGGGGTATCCCCTGCCGCTGTTTCAGGCACATAAGCCAAGATAATCGCCTTTGACCAGATATCTTTCAGTACGCCTTGGTCTTCGTAAGTGGCTTGACCGATTTTCACTGTTTTCACATCAATTAACTCTGCAAACAGTTGTGGCGTGATAATCGCTTTTTGGCTGTATTTGATTTTCTCAATCACCGCAGGGTGAGCTTTTAACGCTGCCCATACATCACCTGAAATGATACAAACATTGACATCGTGACCGATTGAGCGTTTGACAGCGTTTTTCCCTGCCTCAATCACGGCAAACGGATCGGAGTTGTCATAATCATTAAATTTCGATGTGCCACTTAGGGTGATTTTGTTGGTCGTCTCATAGTTGGCTTCGTTAAGGGCTAAATCGGCAATCGCTTTTTCACGACCGAGTGCAATCACATCTTGCGTGGTCATCGTGGCGTATTGTCGCAGCGGAAAGTTTGCCTCTGCATCTTCACGATAATCAATTGGATAGGCGATATCGTGTTCTTCTAAAGTTACGTCAATTGAGGTAATATCTTCAGGGGTTAGCACATTCGAGCCTGCACGCAATGCACGAGCGGTCGTTTGCAGACGGAAAGCAAGGCGACCAAATTTAGGCACTTTGCCTGCTTCTTTTTCAATTTCAGCTACAGGCATTAAGGCAAGCCCAACTAATTGATTGTTGTCATAGCCTTGTGCAAGATTGGTTAGAACAGGGTCTTGTACACGCAGTTTGCTTAATTTTGCTTGGTCTGTCATTTTGGTTTCCTCTTAATTGTTAAAAATGGCGTTAAAGGCAGTGGTATAGCTGACGCTATGCTGTTTCATATAAGTGCGAACCTTTTGGTCGGCTTCAATTAATTGCGGACTCACCCCCTCACCATACTGCACCACATCGACATCTTGTGAAAATACTCGTGCTTGTGTCGCTTCCTCCCCAAAGCGAAGTACCTGCGGTTGAGCGGCGAGAAATTGCTTGGTGAGTGTGTGCAGATTTTCCCCTTCATTAAAATCAACGGTTCGACCTGCACTCATCGCAGCGGAATAATTCAGTAAAGCCAGTGCGGCTTCTTTGGCGATAGGGGCAAGCTTGCCTTGGTTCATTAAACCTTCGCAGAAATTGGCATTATCCGTTTTGACCGCTTCCAGCTGTGCGATGGCTTGAGCTTCCTCAGCAGCAGCTTTTTCGGTTTTAAGTTGAGCGTTTTCTTGCTCCGCTTTTGCCTTGGCTTGTGCCATTTGGGCTTTTTCTGCCTCCGCTTTCGCCTTGGCTTGTTCTGCTTGTGCCAGTTTTGCTTCTAATTCGGCAACTTTGTCTTTATCCATTAAGTTATCCTCTTGGTTAGGTGATAAGAAATTTTGTGAAAATTCCACAATACCGTCGTCGCCTTCTTCGTTAAATATCGGCGTTCGCAATCCTTTAACCGCAGGAGGCATTGCCCCTAAAAAGCCAATATGGCGTAGGTAGAGCGAGCCTTTTTTCGGGTTATTGGGATTGTCAGGTAGGTAGAACGACGCTGAAATTTTTTTAAAACGCCCGCTATTAACCATTTCAGCAAAGGCGGGGTCGACTTGCTCTGGTTCAGCCTTCAGTACATCGCCCTCTAATCGTAAAGACTTCGCCCAGCCATAGGCAGGGTGGTTGTCTTTTGGGTGTCCAATAACAAAAGGGGCTTCGTGAAATTTTGGGTCGTAAGCAGCGACAGCTTGCTGTAGCATTTCCGTGGTGATATTAATCTCCACCCCTGAGCTATCAGGGCGTTTGCCTGCCTTAAAAATATCAATTAGGTTCATATTGCCTCCGTTAAGGGCAATCATAGAGCAGAAAGGGGGAGCTGACTTTTAAAGGAGTTTAGGAAAAACTATTCCTATTACGCCCTAAAAAGCGTGAAGGGCGATTGGTTAAAGGCATATCACATTCAAATAGCGTTTAAATGGCGTTTAAATGAGCGTTAAAACGTTTAAATTTATTGAGCTATACATTGAGGTAGCCAAATGGAAAATGTTTAAATAAGGCGATTTTAGGCGTTATTTTGAATTTAATGACGATAAAGTCATTTATCCCAGCTTTCGGTTAAGGTGGCGATGGGCTTTTTCAATCAATAACCGCTCCTCCTGACGAGAAACGCCAAGCCACGGACGAGCAGGTATAGCCACTTTCTTCGCTCGTCCAGCCTTGCCACCAAATTGATGTAGGCGAGCGTATTTTCTAGCTGAACCAAACTCCACTTTATCTGCTTTGACGTTGTAGGCGGTTGTATCGGCAAGATAACCGTCTTGGCGTAAGATTTTAGTCGATTTCCCTCGCTGGCGTTTGTGTTCTAGTGTACGAGTTGAAAGCGGTTGCCATTTATTGCCATCAGGGGCTTTCTCTGCCTTAAAACGGTTCGTGTGAATTTTCTTTAAGGTTTCGCCCAGTACGCCATAGAGCTTACGAGGTTGCTCTAGTTGGCTTGCAATTTTTTGCAAAGCACTGACCGCTTGGGTGTCGTTGAGGGTGATTTTAATCATGGATGTTCTCCGATAAAATAAAAGCGAGGTAATGTTGCCACGCTTTAAATAAGGGAATTTATATGGAAAAAGAAACCCAAATTTTAGAAGATATATTAGTTGCTAATGTACTTACGCTTGCTAATGCTATTGCAGCTAAAAAAGCACAGAGTAACAGTTGGTCTTCTGATGGATATATTAACGAAGCGTTGAACGAGCTTGTTCAAAAGCGTCCTGCCATTCTTGAACGGTTGCGTCAAAAGCAGCGGGATCAGGTTCAAAGACTTGCAAATTTAACGCCTGTTGAGCCATCATCTGACTAATCAAGTGAATTTCATTGAGATTAAAGCCTTTGAGTTGTGCCAATAATTCAAGGGCTTTTGTCATTAATTCCGTTTCGTGTTTCAT